TGAAATGGTATCACTGAACGTTTGGGACGTTCGAGCGTAGGTTCGATTCCTGCTACCGAGACCAAAAACAACGGAAAGTAATGCAGCGGGGATGGTCCTGCGACTGGCCTTGAAAACCAGGTTCTCAGAAATGGGATGGGGTTCGACTCCTCTGCTTTCCGCCAATAAGTAAGTGCAAAGGACACAGTGATGGAAAATAAAACACGACTATTTGAAAACAAGATCACACTTGAGCGCTACATCTGCGACAACATCCGAATGGTTCGAAAACTAGAAGGACATGAGTTTCTGAGTGTACGGCGTGAGGGCGAGACTCGCAGATTCTTGATTCGTCGAGACAGTCTGCAAGAAGTAGTTGACGTCAATTGACGTTGATGTTACAATAAACAAGTCCCCATAGTTCAATGGATAGAACAAGTTCCTCCTAAGAATTAGATACAGGTTCGATTCCTGTTGAGGACACCAAACATGCGCTAGTGGTGGAATGGTATACATGCTGGTCTTAGAAGCCAGTGCCGAAAGGATTGTGAGTTCGAGTCTCACCTGGCGCACCATATTCTCCTTTGCTGACGGAGTACAATAGGACAAGTAGTCAGCACACTCAGGTCATTAGCTCAAAGGCAGAGCGGTGCATTGACATTGCACATACAGCGGATCGTTACCGTTATGACCTACCAAACAACTCCCAGGTGGTGGAATGGCATACACACCGGCCTAAGAAGCCGTTCGCTGCGAGTTCGAGTCTCGCCCTGGGCACCAAACTATAGCCTCTTCTGGTTTGAATCCTGCAGGGGCTACCATTTTTGCAAACAACAAACTCTGGCAGAAGGTAAAACCCCAAGTGGCGCTGATGTATCTGCTTGGAAAGTTGATTGAGTGAGAGGCTCATATACGCACCGATTGCGCACACACGCTTCTGGAGATATCGGATTGTTTGCAGTTTTTATTGACAGGAAATTCCCAATACATTATAATCAACACATGTACAAGATAAATCAACAAGAATTTGCCAATCTGGAGTTGGCAATGGCGTATGCCAAGCAACTAGACAAGTTTGTGACTATTGTAGGTCCTGACTTTGAAGTGTGCGGCTGTTTTGGCGTAGACAGCATACAGAACGGACTGTGTCCCGATGGTGTTGCGTACGACTGGAACAAGACCAGCCGAATCGGCGCAGCCAAGCGAGTTCGTGCATAAATTACAGTAGCTCCGGTGATGGAATGGTATACGTGCTGGATTCAAAATCCAGATTTTGTGGGTTCGAGTCCCACCTGGAGCACCAAGTTTTTGAAAGAAGTAGTATGAAGAAAATCAACCTAGAAGAAGTCAAGGCATTTATTGAAGCACAAGGCCCGGAGACCAAAATCTATCTGGGTTGCGACTCAGAACGACTCAAAGTCAACAGCGAATGGCATGCTGACTATGTGCTGGCCATTGTGGTTCATATCAATGGCAACAACGGTTGCAAGATCTTTGGTGAAGTACATCGCGAACGTGTGTGGGATCAAAAGCCCGGAAAACCTGCTATGAGACTCATGACCGAAGTGTATAAAGTTTCGGAACTGTACTTGAAGTTGGCTGAAGTTCTGGAAGGACGCCATGTTGAAGTTCACTTGGATATCAACCCCGACGAACACTATGGCTCAAGCTGTGTTATCAGTCAAGCTGTGGGCTACATCAAAGGCACTTGCAATGTGGTTCCGTTTGTGAAACCATACGCTTTTGCTGCCAGCTATGCGGCTGACCGTTTCAAAGGATTCAAGGTTGCTTGAGTCTGTCCAAATACACTAGACTTTTAATTGAGTCTAGTGTACAATTAGTTTTTGCTGATGCAGAAATGCATTGGCCGGTAAGGTAAAAGTAGATTAGAACGGACTTGCTTGGCTTCATGCCAAGTTCAGCCCATAAAGCTGAAATCTACAATGGCAATCGTCTGAAAAACGATCGTGTTTGTGTGCTCCAATTCCAAAATACAATGCATATTGATAATTGGAAATACATAGACCCCTGTGCTTTGAATTTTGTTCTTTGCTTGTGATATTCCTTAACCGGATATCGTTGCATTTTGCACTGTCTGTTACTTGACTTTTATCTTACCACCCTTGCATTACAATCAAAAGGCAACAAATGAAAATTACTCTACGCAAAGCAAACGCACTGCAATTGGCCATTGGCGAAGCAGTCAAAAACATTGACATCAACACTGACGTCAAGATCAACGAATTCCAACACGGTGAATCTGAAATTGCTCGTGTTGCCACAGAGTTCCGTGAAAATCTAGCCCGCCGCACACAACTGATGGATGCGATGTACGCAATACGCAAGGCTGTGAGCACTGCCAACGCAGGTGCTGGAGTTGATGTCAAATTGGCCGACGTAGCCATGCTGGAAAAGCAGGTGCAGTTCTACAACGGCCTAGCCGGCAAAAAGATTCGTGAAGATGCAGTGGTTGTTGCAGGTCAACTGACCAAGCTTCGTGAAAGCAAGGACGACTCTCGTCGTAGCATTTACGGCTACGCTAGTACTGTTGACACTAGTGTGTTGACTGCGGAAGACATCCGGGGTTTCCGAACCGCGGCTGCTACTGCAAAGAAAGCCAAGCAAAAACTGCAAGATGAGCTGTTGGAAATCAACGTTCGTACAGAGATTGCAATTGCACAAGATGCAGTGCAGTTTCTAACTGCAGAAGGTTTGATTTAAAATGTTGAATACGTCCCCGGATCGCGACACAAGACCTTTTGTCAATGTTTTGTGTTCGCCCTGGGGCTTTCTTTAATTTTTTAGATAAATATTTGCATAGGAGATATTATTATGATTGCTACTAAAATTATTTGGCCTGTTAAATATAACTGGCCACAGGCGGCCGAACTTGGTGAAGAATATACGGTAAAAATGGAAGGGCTGCCAGATGTGGCAAAAAATATTGCTCCAGACTTCGACAGCAAGTTAACACTTTTTATAGAAAACAACGACGGTCGTAGGACATCCTATAGAACGTGGCCTACTGAGGAATCAGCTCAACTCTGGATCGATTACATGGTGGCTAATTTTGATGGCATTTTGGCTACAATAGTTAATCAAATTGAAGTTCCAGAAAATTCTGTAGATTGGACGTCTCCGAACGCTTGATCATTAAAGAAGATTGCGATATATTAGGTATATCAACAAACACTGCAATGAGTAACGAACTAGCAAAATTTATCAATTCGCAACGCAGGCTCAGAGAGCAATCTGCTATAGCAAAACAACGCAAAATTGCCAAAGCTCACGGTTTCCCCACAGGGCCTGAACATCGCCTGGCCAAGATACATGCCACCACATGCGGTGATTCCAACTGTGCAATGTGTGGCAATCCTCGAAAGTTTTTCGGGGAGAAAACCATTCAGGAACAGAGATTGTTCCAGGATACAGAAAAAACTTCAGATCGACACAGCAACGGTATTACACCAAAGGACCTAGAATGAGAGCACCCAAAGATCCCGCAGCCGGACTCAGCAACGAGGCCGCAGTAGAAGCAATTGGTAATCGTTACGACCTAGTGCTGGTAGCGGCACGCCGAGTACGAGAACTACACCGAGGTGATGCCATTCGAATTGAAGAAAATCGACATGGTGCTACAGTAACCGCACTTTTGGAAATTGAACAAGGCAAAGTGGGCTTGGACTACTTGTTAAAAGAGTCCAATGTGGAGATCAAACGTCAACATCGGGCCACTAGAACATTTAGTTGACCAATAAATCCCGGGCGTGTTATAATACTACATTAGGAGAACAACATGCCCTGGATTGAAAACGTCGCGGCCGCCGACATCCCTTTGCGGTTCCATCACGAAGCTGGCCCAAACAGCATGCTGATTCAGATCATGGATCCATGTCCCACATGGTGGCCCACTCCTGCTCATGAGTTCCGAGAGATTCACAAGTTTGAATTCATGGACGTGGAGCGTGATGACAAGTGGCCCAATGAAGTCAAGATTACCCAAACTCAAGCTGAAGAAATTGTTCGCTTGTTACAACATGCACTAGACAATCGCATGAACGTGGTTGTGCATTGCATGGCTGGTTTGTGCAGATCAGGTGCTGTAACTGAAGTTGGTGTGATGATGGGATTTGATGACACCAAACGTTTTCGCAGTCCCAATCTACTAGTTAAGCACAGCCTAATGAAGGTACTGGGCTGGACTTACGATGAAAACGAAAAGCCCAACGTGGACGACTGGCGTACATTTAAACTAGGATGGGAACAATAATGCCGACTGTGTATGTGTTAGTAGGTGTGCCAGGATCAGGTAAAAGTACCTGGATCAAGAATCAAGATTGGACTCAAAATTGTGCAATAGTAAGCACTGATGCGTTCGTGGAACAAGAAGCACAACGTCAAGGCAAGACCTACAACGAAGTGTTCAACGACTACATGCCTACTGCTGTGGAGCTGATGGCAGATCAAGTGGTTGCTGCCAGAGAAGCAGGACAGGACATTATTTGGGACCAAACCAGTACTACTGTAGCCAGCCGTCGAAAGAAGTTCAACATGCTGCCTAACTATCATGCTGTGGCTGTGGTGTTCTACACTCCTTCTCATACGGAACTGGAGCGTAGGCTCGCCAGCCGTCCAGGCAAGAACATTCCCTGGAATGTAATGCAGGGCATGATATCCAGCTTGAAGTTACCTACTGAAGAAGAAGGCTTTGACGAAATCTGGTACGCAGATTAACTGTTGTGGCAGTGCAACATACCAAAGCCCAGTTTGACTGGGCTTTCTTTTGAGTGTATAATAACAATTATGAAAACATATATCACCAGTGACCTGCATTGGGGTCACAAGAACATCATGAACTTTTGCCCTGTGTCGCGGGCCAGGTTCCGCAATGATGTGGACTACATGAACGAAGCCATGGTCCGAGAATGGAACGACTTGATCGAGCCCCAAGACTTGGTGTACATTCTGGGCGATGTGGCATTCTTGCCAGCTCCGAAGGCAGTGGAATACATGCGCCGTTTGAATGGGCGCAAGATCCTGGTGCAAGGCAACCATGATCGCAAGCTACTACAAGACGCTGGCTTTCGTGGTTGCTTTGAGGAAATTCATCACTACTTGGACATCAACTACAATGGCACCAAGGTTGTGATGCTACACTATCCTATTGCAGAGTGGGATCAGATGCATCGCGGTGCAGTTCACTTTCATGGTCACTTGCATGGTGGCGAGAGCGGCATGGAACGGTATCGTTGCAGAGACATGGGCATTGATGCTACTGGGCAGATTGCCATGCTGATGGAAGATGCTATCCGTGACGCCATGCGGGGCGAGATCAAAGGGCATCACAAGTAATACTTTTGTAGTACTTGATTTTGGTTGACCAAAATTGCCCTTTTTGCTACAATATACACATAGACAAAAAGGAGAACGAAATGACAATAGCAGATTTGATAGCACTATTGCAACAATTGCCACAAGATGCAGAAGTTTGGCTTTCGCAGAACGGTGGCGAGTATGAAGGCGACATGAGCGGCGATGTTGAAATCACAGAAGGCCGCGTGACATTTTTAGATTAAGGAGAGCAATATGGAAGGGTTCACAATGGAACAAAGCGGCATGGATGTTGTGCGCAAGGCACAGGTCTATGCCCAGGCAGCTCACGCCGCAGTTGGGCAACGGCGCAAGTACACCGGTGAGCCCTATATCGTTCACCCTGCTGAGGTAGCAAAGATTGTAGCAGGCGTTCCAGGTAGTACTCCCGATATGGTCGCGGCTGCTTGGTTGCACGATGTTGTGGAAGACACTGGTTGTACATATACCGATGTGCATATGGCTTTTGGTGCTGACATTGCTGCCTTGGTTGGCTGGCTCACTGATGTAAGTCAACCGCATGATGGCAATCGTGTTGTTCGCAAGGCCATGGACCGTGAGCACAGTGCCCGGGCGCCAGCCGAAGCACAGACTATCAAGCTCGCTGACCTTATCAGTAACAGTCGAAGCATCGTGAAGCACGACCCGGCTTTTGCTCGGACTTACCTCGAAGAAAAGCGCATGCTTCTCGCTGTAATGACCAAGGGCGACCCGGGACTTTACGCAGAAGCTAGCAAGTACGTAGGAGTTTAAAAATGAACCAACGAATTCAAGAGTTAATGAAGCAAGCAGGTACTGATACCAGCGGCAAGTGGATGGGCACGGAGCATGCAGAAAAACTAGTGGAGTTGGTTGTGGAAGAATGCAACCAGTATGCTCTCAGGAATTGGGAGCATGGCCACCTGCTAGGACAAGACTTAAAAATATATTTTGGTTTTGGGGCGGATGAATGAAAGACGAATCACATCTTCCTGTTGCAGAACAAAGTCTAATATATCGACTTCGCAAGCGAGCAGAGATTAGACGCAACATCAAAGATCGTAAAAGTGTGCAGGAAGGTGCCGCTGATAGAATTGCCGATTTGTTGGAAGAAGCTGCCAACGAGATTGAACGTTTATCTAAGTAAAATCTGCTTTACCCTTGCAAGATCAATATTTTGCAAGGGTAATTCTTTTCCATCTACTCTGCCGTTGTTCCACAATCGAACACATGTTTCAAAGTTATTGACTAATTCGTCCACAATCAGATGCCTAAATCCTGACCACAAGTGGTCAAAGTTGTGTTCTAGTACTGTTTGCATTTCCTGGTGCATTTCTCGCAAGTCACTATCACTCATGGCACTCAGGCGTTGAGTTTGGTCTACTATGGCCTGCAGTCTTTGATCTGGATCCTGTATGTTGTCGTAGCTTTCGTCAATCCACTGATCAAACGTTTGGAATCCGTAGCTTTTTAGATAAGCAAGATTACCAGGTGCCGCAGCCAACATAAAGGGACGTTGGGCCACAATGGGTTTGAATATTTTTTCTGTGAGATGCAGCTTGTCGTGATAGAACACAGTTTCTGTTACAATGTGCCACAGTCCTGATTTCCACAATTCAAACTCCTGATGTCCAAAATTAGCACTCAAGCTTCCAGTGCTGGTCTCACAATCTAGAGTCAATGGGTGTTCTAGATGTTGTGCAATCAGCTCACGAGCAGTGTCACTGAGTCTAGTGTCAGGGCTGATTAATTCTTGTTGCCAAGTTCCGTATTCAGTATGACCAAGATGCAGACTTACATGTCCGCGATCCAACAACTGTTGATCAGCCAAGCGGGCCACAAGGTTTAGTCGATAACTGCGGTCATTGGTATGCAGTCGGTTCAGTGTGATGTAGGGACGAGACCAGTCAATCTGTTGATCAAAGTACCGACCATCCTGATACCAGTCCAAGGCAGCAAATCCATGAAAAAAATAGTACCAATTTTGGTAGTTGTGTTCCTGACATAGATATTTTTTTGTATGGCTGATTTCGCTGTTAGCCAAAAGTTGCAACAATTTAGAGGATGTAAATATGGTTAAATTATTAACACTATCAGTATGTATAGGCTCTTGGTCAAAATAATAACATGTGTTCTCCATCGATGATTTTTTTCGATATCTGTACTGACTTGTGGAGTATCGTCCTATATAAAAATCTTTCAGATCAACTGATCCAAACTCCTGAAACATAGCATCTTGCAAATTCAAAGGCTTCAACAGGTGTTGATGCAGAATATAGTAAAAATTTTCAATGGAAAACATAGTGATCTAGTATTTACAATTGTAATACTTGAGTACTACATTTAAAACCCTACACTATGTAGGGTTTTTTATTGACTAAAATTGTGCATTTTGCTACAATATACACATGTCAACAAAACAAGGACCTGCAATGAGCAAGATGAGCGAGCTAGCAATGGACATCGAGTACCTGTTAAAAGAAGGCAAGAGCTTTGCTGAAATTGCCCGTGAACTGGAAATTCCAGTCCACTTTGTTGTTGAATCCCAAACTACACTGTCTGCTGACACAGACGGCAACGAGTGTAGTCCTTTTGCAACAATCAACAGTTAAAAAATTGTTGACCAATAAATCCAACACTGTTACAATAACAGCTTGAACAGTTAATTTCCCACCCCGAAAGGTAATACATGTCAGATAGTCGCACAGTCACCTCCGCCCAGGCACGCAAGAGCCTGCTCAAAGCATTCAGCGTCAAGCGTCCTTTGTTCCTGTGGGGTCCTCCAGGCATTGGCAAGAGTGAATTGGTTGAAGGCATTACTCGAGATCTTAACGGTCTCATGATTGACCTGCGCCTGGGTCAGATGGAGCCCACAGACATTCGTGGTATCCCGTTCTACAACAAGGACAATGGCAAGATGGATTGGGCTCCCCCAGTTGAATTGCCCGACGCAGAAACTGCGGCTCAGTATCCTATTGTGGTGCTGTTCTTGGACGAGTTGAACAGTGCCGCACCCTCTGTTCAAAGTGCCGCTTATCAACTTATTTTGAACCGTCGCATTGGCAAATATGTATTGCCCGACAATGTGGTTATGGTGGCCGCCGGCAACCGTGAAAGCGACAAAGGTGTCACTTACCGTATGCCTACTCCGCTTGCCAATCGTTTCATTCACCAAGAAATGAAGGTGGACTTTAACTCTTGGCAGACTTGGGCTGTGGAGAACAAGATCCACAAGGACGTGGTTGGTTATTTGAGCTTTGCCAAGCAGGACTTGTACGACTTTGATGCTAAGTCTGCATCGCGAGCTTTTGCTACTCCACGTAGTTGGAGCTTTGTGAGTGAGCTGTTGAGTGATGATACTACAGAAGACGACACTATCATGAACCTGATTGCAGGTACTGTAGGCGAAGGTCTTGCTGTGAAGTTCATGGCTCACCGCAAGATCGCAAGCCGCATGCCCAATCCTGTGGACATCTTGAAGGGCAAGGTGACTGAACTCCAGGTCAAAGAAGTCAGTGCCATGTACAGTTTGGTGATCTCCATGTGCTACGAGCTCAAAGGTGCAGTTGAAAACAAGCCTGCAGACAAGGAGTTCCACGAAATGGCCGACAACTTCCTGGGCTACATGATGAAGAACTTTGAGACAGAACTGGTTGTTATGGGTGCTCGTATTGCTCTTACCACATACGATCTTCCGTTCCTGCCTACCAAGCTCAAGAACTTTGATGAGTTCCACAGCCGATACGGCAAGTACATCCTGCAAGCTTCTGCTTGATAGGTCATCGACAAAAGGGGCTCCGGCCCCTTTTGTTTCTATATCATGATATACCACGTAACCAAATTGGATTATCGGCATAGCCACAAACATAGTTTTGATTACATGCTGGAATTCTCCAAGAACACACGAGTCGGCACTGGCGTGCTAGACTTTGATCGTAGTCGACGTTGGATGAACCAGACTTGGGGATGGAGTCAAGATGTTGATACTCGTAGCCGACTGAAATTCCGCAAAGCAGATCCTGCCAATACAGTAGTCCAGGAAGATGACATCAATACCCATTGGGCTTACTCAGTAGAGTATAAACAGTATCGCATCTACTTAAATAGTGACAAAGAACTAAATTGGTTTGTATTGGCACACCCACATGAAAGTAACAGTTAAAAAGAACCTGATCATCTTTCACAGTCCCGGAGAGTGGTCAGATGTTTATGCTCAGATACTGCAACAATACGGCATGGGCATGGCTGTAAGGCCGCGTCTGAAACGTGAGTTGGGTTTTGTATACAGGTATCATAGGGGTCTTGTGCCCAACCCAAACCCCCGAAAGGACGGTCCCACCATGCACTACGAAGACCAAGTACACTTGGACTTCTATTCAGATTCTGCACAATCTTGGTTTCAGTTGAAGTATTTAAATCTTAGTACTCAAGTATTACCATGATATTTGCAAGATCTTGTAGCAAACCCGCAGATCGCGTGATTTTTGATGGTCGCAGGCGTGCTAAGTTGTTGATTTATATAGGGTTTTGATGCGCTAAAATCCCTGCTTTTGCTACTGTGAGCACTATAGCAAGATCTTCATGAAATATTGCTGTAAAACGCCCAAGATCTCAAAAATGTATACTATTTGCTACAGGCACAAAACGGTTGACCAAAAACCCCCATTTTGCTATAATATGAACATAGTAAGAAATAAGGAGCCACAAATGACAGCATTTACATCTTGGGAAGACATGACAACTCTTGAGCAGTATGCCTGCACTTATTGGGATATGTACAAAGATGCGTTTGGTATCCGCCCTCGTGGCATTGATACTTCTGCCTGGACAGAGGCAGATTACCTTGCTGAGTTCAAACAGTTGGGTGAGATCATTGACCGTGAAGAGACTGCTCGTAAAGAAGCCGGGATCAAGGCGGTTGAGTTGTTTGAACGCCGTGTTGCTGAATTGATCAGCATTGGTGCCAAAGACTACAACATGGCCATGCGTTGGATCCACGAAGCTGAAGAGACCAACGGTGACAATGATTTTCTTGCCTGGACCTTGGGCTTGCCCTATCAGTACTTCCGCAAAGCGGCTTAAGGAGAACAAAATGGGAACACCACTATACATGGAACTAGGCGATGCTTGCCGCATCGTGCAGGAATACGCTGATCACCACACAGGCGGAGACATCCTGGCAGGATTGCAGGACATGGAGTGCTGTTACGATGATCTTGACAAAGAAGACAGAGTCGCGTATAATATGTTTATGACAGCAGGACGCAAAATGATAGCACCAAAGGAAACAATATGATTAAAGAACAAGCACAATCTGGTTACTACACTGAACGTCATGGCGGTCCCTACGATCGCGGCATGGCTGACAGCTATTACGGTCGTGACTATATGCCGCATTACTTTGTGAGAGACACTCACCGCAGTCCTAGAATTGACATGGCGCAGATGACTCCAGCAGAGATTGTGGCCTACACCGCAGGGTATCGTGACAACGAAGCACGTGGCGACAAAAAATCGTGGGATTAATAGTTTGACCGATAAATTGTCTTCAGCTATAATATACATATTGCAACAAGGACACCTATGACAACCAGTACACAGACCAAAGACGACAAGAAAAAGTTCGCTAACCTGTTGGGGCCTACCGATGCCAAAGTTGACCGCGAGGTTCGCGAAAAGCTGATCACAGCCCGTGTGGGCTTGCTACTTCGTGCCAGCTTTTTTGGCAACTTGGCCACCCGTCTCAAACTGGTCAACGCCGACGAATGGTGCGGTACAGCGGCCACAGACGGTCGCCACTTCTATTACAATAGCCGTTTCATCAACATGCTTCGCCCCAAAGAGATCGAGTTCTTGTTTGGACACGAGGTCTTGCATTGTGTTTACGACCACTTTGGTCGTCGCGGCAATCGTGACCCACAGTTGTTCAACATTGCCAACGACTTTGCTGTAAACGCAGACTTGATCAAGCACCGTGTGGGCGAAAAGATTACTACAGTGCCTTGCTTGCATGATCCCAAGTATGACGGCATGAGCTCAGAAGAAATCTATGATCTCTTGTACGAAAAAGCAGACAAAATTAGTCTTGGCGACTTGTTGGACAAGTTGATCGACGAGCACCTGGATGGCGAAGGCGATAGCGACAGTGATGGCAACGGTGACAAACAAGGCAAAGGCCGTCCACAACTTAGCGAAGCAGATCGCCAGGCCATCCGCGACGAGATCAAAGAAGCTATGCTGGCTGCGGCTGCCACAGCAGACGGTGCAGGCAACATTCCGGCCGGCGTCAAGCGTCTGATTCAAGAGCTTACAGAGCCCAAGATGAACTGGCGTGAACTGCTTCGCATGCAGTTGGAATCTACCATCAAGAGCGACTACACCTGGATGCGAGCCAGTCGCAAGGGCTGGCACATGGATGCAGTTATGCCCGGTATGAAGCTGGATCCCATGATTGATATTGCTGTGGCTCTAGACGCATCTGGTTCGATCTCTGAGAGCATGCTCAAAGACTTCCTGGGCGAGGTGCAAGGTATCATGGACTCGTTCCCTGCATATCGAATCCACGTTGTGACTTTTGACACTGAAGCATACAACCCTGCTCAGTACAATTCGGAAAACTTGGATGACATCTGCGATTACGAAGTCACAGGCGGTGGCGGCACAGACTTTGACTGTGTGTTCAACTACTTGAAAGAAAACGAGATTGAGCCCAAGCGACTTGTGATGTTCACAGACGGCTATCCGTTTGGTAGTTGGGGTGACGAAAACTACACTGACACCGTGTTTATATTGCACGGCACCACAACTATTGTGCCACCCTGGGGCCAATATGCTTACTACGAGGAAAGCAAATGATTGAGATGCGTTGGTTGGTACCTGTAGAAGGCGCCAAGGTGCTACAGTATCGGCAACAATATGATGCTACCATTCGGGCACTGCCCGTAGGTGGGTCGATTAGTACTGGTACTGTAAACATGCAATGGTCGGAGTGGTGTGAAGTGCCTGTTGTGGCTGAACGTGATCCCAGTTATCCTTGAAAAATAAATATGACCATGAATGAAATTATTGCTATAATAGTCATGATAGTTGTAGTAGGAATAGTACTATGGGATATGCACAGGAATAAAGAAGATGAACCTAAATAATCTGTTGGAGTTTTTATGTTTAGTGTGTTGAAATTTATTTGGATTGTGTTTAAGGCCTTTCCTGCCCTGCTGAATGTGGATCGCAATGCCCTGGCTCATGTGCCCAGTCCTACCAAATACCTGGCCATGATCTTGCTGAGTTGTTTTTGGTGCTTGGCATTTGGCTTATACATTGGCGAACTACTAACCATTGGCTACAACATGCTGGGACATGTGGCCATTGTCACAATGGTGTTTGTGACTTGGTATGTGTTCCGCAGTCTAAATCACACCAATGCTCGCGGTGCCGACTACTTGCGTATGCCCGACTACTCAAGCCGCTGTGATGAAATGACTGACGAACAACGCCGGGCTTCTGCGGCTCGTGCTGATGCACTGCTGAACCAGCGTGTTTGAAACAAAAGGAAGGTTTGTATGAGTATTGATAAAATCTCCGAGTGGAATAACCAAGTCTACCAACGAACTGAGATAAAGAAAGCGGACCAACGTCACAACGAGGCAGTGGTTGAGCAACAACAGACCAAGGCACGCCGAGAACAGGACGATTTGAAGCGTATTGAAATGAACCGGTACATGAATCGTGCTGGACAAAACGTAGACAGGATGGCCTAATGCAAGACTTTCTCAACGCATTAAATTGGTTTGCGTTAGGTCTCATAGCAGGATACTTCTGGCATCCCATTTGGGAAATAAGCAAGAAAATTTTTACAGAGGCCATTAAGGCCAAACAGGAGTGGCGTAAATGACAGATCGTTTTGATTTTGAGCAACAAATTATGAGTTGCTGGGGCATGGTTGATGACGTCAAGTTGTTGGCCAAGCGAGGAGCCGAGAGTGCCGATTTTGAGGCATTGTCTGCTGTTTATCATCATAAGTTTGAAGAACTGTTTGAACAGTTTGAAACTCTTGTACACGAAAGGAAACTAACATGAGTGCTTTTAGAACATGGTATATTACACACCAAACTGCTATTACTTGGTTTGTTATTGGTATCTGCGTTATGGCAGGATTGAGTTCGCTGGCGGTTGGAAACTATGTTAACGCCGCAATTAATTTTGCTATTGCTGGTGTTAATTTCTTCCTATCGGGTCACAAGATGAAAATGTAATGGGCAATCAATCAGATTACTTTAATCGCATAGGTTACCAACCTGTGTGGTACCTAGGCGATCGTGTGTTTGGACATTGGAACGGTATTCCTTTTGTTGGAACTGTGGGTAACGATACTGTGATCAACCACATAGAAGGTCCTCGTATTACTGTGCATTTGGATTTGCCTATCAAGTATCAAGGCAATGTACATCATGTAGTGGTGGTCACACACCAAGACATCAAGGCATACAAATGAATCGAGAAGAAATCATTACCAGCATGTGCATGACCTATCGACACGATTACGGCTTGCACAAGGACGATAAAGATCCTCCATGGATCTGCGGAATGACCAAATCAGAACGCGAAGGTCTGTGGCGCACAATGGCCCAGATTTTTGACAACAACATTGAGCCTTATGTGGCCGCTTGGCAGTCGGCCCACAAATAAAACAACATGGAAACTATAGGAATCTACGGTGATAGCTGGGCTGATCCCAATCACGGGCATGATTTGCCATATGACTGCAGAGGCCAACGAAATTGTGTATAATCATATGTTGCACAGATTACAACACGGATCATGGTCAGACACACCATTTACAATTCATTATCAGTCTGGTCCAGATTATTACTGGGACATGACACAAAAATTTTGATGCGTAATAAAATTGCCACCAGCAATTTTCGTATTAAATATCTGCATGGAAAACGCTCAACTAACACTTACTGACATTATTTCGGTCAAGCACTTGATCGATGCTGCTTGCACTCGTGGCGCATTCAAAGCACACGAAATGCAATCAGTTGGAGAACTCTACAACAAGATCACTCGTTTTGTTGACGAAACTCAAGCACAGATTCAGGCCCAACAGCCCGTAGAATCTACCCCAACCCCTTTAGGAGAATAACATGCTCAAGCATATTGGACGACACGGTGACCGCAAGGTTGCAATCTTGTTTAGAGAAGTACCAGGTGAAGACCACATGTGTCTGGTAATTTATCCAGAAACATTACCCACACACATTCATGACTCAATCATGAAGACACTGGAAAGCACAGTAGGCCAGCAAGCCAACAATCTTGCTGATGCATTGCATCGCGGTATCTTGCCCGATGGCCGTCCACAACTAGAGGCCTTGCACCGCGAAGGCATGATCAAGAAGATCCCCAGCAATCAGGTGATTGTGACTCCCAACGCTACCAGTTCAGTCAAGCTGGACGAACTCAATCGTATTGT